AATGAAAACAATTGAATCAATCCCTACATGGGTAAAAGGTCAAGCAGTAACGGCAACTATTTTTAATTTACGCCCTATTGGTGGCGAATTATTCCAAAGTGCTAGTTTTTACTATGCTTTATTAGATAGTGATTTAGTAGTGACCGCAGATGGTAATTTAAGCCTTACAGGTGAAGAATATCAAGCTTGGAATAATAGCGATAATTATCCGTATGAATGGGCAGCAGAGAAGCTTAATTTAGTGATTACAGGCGAATACGTTGCTCCAGTTGTAAAGGAATCCTTGACAGTTGAAAATTAGAGTATTAGATACCGAGTTAAAAGTCGGTAATATTTCACGAAAAATTAATTCGGTTAATATACTTTCTTTTAGATATGACTTGTTTTGTGAAGGCGTTAATATCATTTGTCAAATATGCGACGCTAATAATTGTATTTGTTTTGAAGAAGTTATATTTATAAAAAAAGAAACGCTTGACAAGTGGGGCAAAGATGACAATTTTATAGTTAATGAGTTGTTAATTAGATTAGGATTAAAGAAATACACAACTGAAGAGCAGGGAAATAAAAATATTAAAAAATGAGTAATTTAATAGCGATAAATTTTAGCGAATATTCACAACCAAAATTCACTGAAAAGAAGAACCAGGACTGGGTATCTTATGGCGAAGATAATAAGTTCCCTTTGCATTTGCTTTCATTGCTTAATACGTCGGCAAAGCATAACGCTATTGTAAACGGTAAGGCTAATTACATCGCTGGTGGTGGCATTGTATTTGATGACGAAGCAAATCAGTATCTAGTTGAAAAGCCGATTAATCGTTCGAAAGAAAACATAAACGATATACTAGATAAAATTACTTTAGATATCGAAACTTTTGGCGGTTGTTATCTTGAGATTATTTACAACCATTTTGGCGATGCTGTTTCTCTTTACCATATTGATTATGCAAAAGTAAGGTCTAATCCAGATAATACTTATTTCTATATTTCGAATGAGTGGGATGTTAAAGCAAAGCCGAACGATATCGAATCCATATCAGCATTTAATCCCGATAACAAAGTAGGTAAGCAATTAATTTATTTAAAAGAATATCGCCCCGGAGTTAATACGTACACGTTACCAACTTATCAAGGTGCTTTAAATTACATTGAATTAGATGTCGCTGTTTCTGAATTTCATTTGAACGCTATTCATAACGGAATGATGCCTTCAAAGATGCTATCGTTTAACAATGGTATTCCGACCGAGGAAGAACAACGTAAAATTGAGCGTCAAGTAAAAGATAAGTTTTCTGGTGAAAAGAACGCGGGTAAATTTATTATTAATTTTAATAACGACCCTGCAAAAGCTCCGACTGTGATTGACTTATCCGCTTCTGATTTGGATAAGCAATTCGATATGCTAAATAAGACGATACAACAAGAGATATTTAGCGGTCATAGAATTACATCAGCTTCATTGTTTGGTATCTCTCAAGAAGGCGCATTAGGTGCAAGGACTGAAATGCGCGACGCTTACGAGATATTTCAAAATACTTATGTAAGTGGTAAGCAGCAATTCATTGAAAGGTGGCTAGGTTATATTTTACCATTGTTCGGAATCACAGCCGAGTTTCATATTAAACATACCGAACCTTTAGGGTTTGAATTTAGCGAAGCGATTATTTCGGCTAATATGACCCGCGAAGAAATACGCGAAAAGCTGGGATTGCCTTTAGAGGTTAAACCAGTTGCAGTTCCAGAAGCTACAAATCAAGCATTTTCACAACAAGATGATGATTTCGCGGTAAGTGTATTTGCAGACTTTGGAGATGCTCGAAGCGATTACAACGTGATAAAGTCTAGACGTGTTCAATTTGATGATAATTTTGAACCAATACCACATCAAGAATTCGCAGATATTGATATTATAATCACAAACGTGCAAAGCGGGATTTTAGATTTATTGCAAAAGAATCCTTTAACTACGGTCGAAGATATGGCAACCGCTTTGAAAGTAGATAAACAGGTAATTATTGGTTCACTTTCTACTTTAGAAAATAATAGCTTGATAAATGTTAAGCCTTTTAATGATAATGGAAGCGAAGTCATATCTCGCGAGATTACAGACGAAGGTAAAAAGCAAAAGTCAGCACGTAAACCTATTGCGGATATTCAAATCAGATATTCATACGAGGTAACTCCCGGACTTGGCGCTCCTATCATTCCAACTACTAGAAGGTTTTGCGAAAACTTAATTAATTTAGATAGAATTTATTCACGTGCCGAAATACAAGCAATAAGCCAAAGACTAGGCTATTCGGTATGGCAAAGACGCGGAGGTTTTTATACTAATCCTAGAACACAAGTAACCACACCGTATTGTCGTCATAGATGGGTCGAACAAGTTGTAATTAAAAGAAGATAATGAGCGCTAACATTTTATTTATAAGCGAAACAACGCTAAAAGATAGGTCACTATTGCAAGATAATGTAGACCCTAAGCTAATAAGACCAACCATTAAGCAAACGCAAGATATGTATATTGAGCCGATTTTAGGAACTGGCTTATATCAAGAATTGCAAGAACAAATAGAAGATAATTCTTTGACTGTTTTAAATAAGAAGCTTCTTGACTTATACGTGACCGATTGTATTTGCTGGTATGTAGCTTCCGAAATGGTTATGTCATTAGGTTTTAAAATGACTAACAAAAACGTGTTAAGAAAACAAAGCGAAAATTCAAACGAAGGGTCATTGTCTGAATTGTTCGACTTAATGAATTATTACAAGAACAAAGCTGAATGGTATGCGCAAAGAATCACGAATTATCTTTGTGAGAATATAGTCGATTATCCTTTGTATAACAATCCAGGAAATGGTGTGGATATTATACACCCGAACGGGTCAAGTTATAGCACAGGAATGTATTTAGGTGGTATCGAAAGAGATTATAAAGACTATTCAGATATGTATCAATCACAATTCGGTGCATTAGGTAAAGATTATAGGGACTAAATGGCAAAGGATTATAGTAATAAGAACGTAGTTAAGTTAAAGACTTATTTAAGCACTGTAAAAAATGACAATCAAGGAAGTAAAAAGTCTGTTAAATAATTTAGCAATTGACCACAAGCAAATAAACGATTTTGGTTGGGGCGATGTTTGGGAATTAGGTGAAAGTAAGTCGATTACTTATCCGCTCATGTATTGCACAATCGAAAGTTCAAACGTAAGCGGGTCAATATTTAACCTTTCTTTGTCTATTATCTTTGCTGATTTAGTTTTTGCAGACGAAAAGAACGAAGATGATGTAATAAGTGACCAGATGTTAGTTTGTCAAGATATAATCGCACAGCTTAGAAGCGACACATTTGAATTTACGCTAGGTAATTCAGTTAATATTAACTTCTTTACAGAACGATTATCAGACCTTGTAGCAGGTGTTCAAGCTTCAATCTCACTTGCTATTCCTTACGTTGCTGATAGATGCGCTGTGCCTTCCGATTACCCTTTAATCGATGCAGGGCAATGACACAAAAGGAATCCGCTACTTTAGAAAAGGTATTCGATGAATTACGCAACTTATCGCATAAAGTTCAAACTATTGAAGATGCTATCTTGGGAAGTGAATATTTCGGTGAAGGCTTGAAGCAACAAACCAAAAAGAACAGCGAAGAAATATCAGCTATTCAAAATAAGTTTAAATATGTTTACTACACTTTAATCGGAGTTGGTATAACAGGCGGGTGGCAAATAACGGAATTAATTAAAAAGATATTCCCTGCTTTGTTTTAGCATTTTTCAACATTTCAAAAATCTTTCATAATTTCATTATCTTTGTTTAAAAAAAACAAACAATGTTTAGACCGAGATTAAATTCTAATGAGTACGATTTGATAAAATCATTTCGCAATTCTAATGTCGTTGGTATTATAGGCGATAGACACGCTCCGTTCACGCATCCAGATTACTTTGAATTTGTGTATGAAGTGTTTAATAAGTTTCAAGTTTCTACCGTTGTTGATATTGGCGACGATACCGACTTTCACGCGATTAGTTACCATGAATCAGACCCAGATGGTGAAAGCGCAGGTAATGAATTAGAACTTGCAAGGCGTGACCATGTTAAATGGCATGAAGCATTCCCTAATGTTTATGGTTGTATAGGTAATCATTCAAGTTTACCAACTAGAAAGCTTCAAACGGCTGGTTTACCGAAATCAATGTTTAAGACTTATAATGAAATGCTAGGTTATCCCGATGGCTGGAAATGGGCTTATAGTCATGAAATAGATAATACTTTATATATTCATGGCACAGGGTCAAGCGGTGCTCAAGGTGCAATTAACCGCGCAAGGGATAATAGACAAAGTACAGTAATAGGTCATATTCATTCATTTGGTGGTGTTAATTATTCAGCTTCGGATAGAGATATGATTTTTGGTATGAATGTCGGGTGTGGTATTGATGTTAGGTCATACGCAATGGCTTATGGCAAAGTTTATGCAAAGAAGCCTACTTTGGGTTGTGGAATAGTTATCGATGGAAAAACGGCAATCTTTTTGCCTATGAATTTGGGGAGTAAAATATCTTGGTTATGAGCTACATGCAGATACTAGAAGAGAAAGCAATCGAGAATAAAAAGATAAAAGGATTAATGAAGTTAAAAGCACAAAAAGAAGCGGAACTTCAAGAGATAGTTATGGCATTAAGAAAATTAATACAGAAATGAAAAGAATACCGGGCGTTCATTATGAATATATTGAAGAAAAGAAAGACAATCCGATTGCGGAATATGTAAAAAATGCAAACAAAAGAGTATTTGAAAGCGGAAGTCAGCGAGACGATGACACAAATAAACCATTAGTAAATCATTTAGATGCTTACGTTAGACTAAGATTTGGCTATCTATTGCGAATGGGTGCTAATAAGTACGAAAAAAACAACTGGCAAAAGGGACAACCAGACGAAAGTAGTTTAGAAAGCTTACACCGACATTTAGCAAAGTATGAACTAGGTGATAGAAGCGAAGACCACCTAGCTTGTATTATGTTCGGGTTGCAATTAATAATGAAGAACGAACAAAAAGCAGGTATTGAAATCGACCATTATTATAAATCGTAACTACTAGCATTTATTTAACATTTTTTGTCACAAAATAAGTGTTAATTATGTTTTTATTTACACATTAAAAGCATTTAACTTTACATATTATGAAAATAACAGTTAAACGAGAATTCTTTACCGATACGGAAACAATCGGGTCGATGTTTATAAACGATAAATTCTTTTGTTATACGCTTGAAGATAAAGATAGAAAACTAAATCAGTTGCAAATCGAATCTGAAATCAAATCACAAAAGAAATTCGGGGTTACTGCAATACCTTCAGGAACGTATCGAGTAATATTAACACTAAGCAATCGTTTCAAAAGAGTAATGCCAGAAGTTTTAAAAGTCAAAGGCTTTGAAGGTATAAGAATTCATGGTGGTAATACTCATGAAAATACACAAGGTTGTATTCTAGTCGCAAACACTAAGCATATTAATAAACCATTTGGCAAAGTCTTAAATTGGATTCAGGGAAG